ATCACTGGATGGAGGAAACTCCGAGTTCATGATAAAATGCGCCATATGCATGATCAACAAAGCGGACTTACTCCTGGAACACCAGAACATAAAAAATTAGATAGAAAACTAGATCAACTTCAGAGTCTTGCTGGAAGATCAGAAGGTTCTGGTATAGGTTCAGAAGAGCATGGGTATCCTGACCTTAAAGGACCAACAAAACGAGGGGGTAGAGGATCGAAAGGTAAACCCAAAACTATAGCGCAAAATATCTCACTAGACAGACCCATAGAAAGGCGAAATCAAGATCAAATTTCTAAAAACAAAGCAATAGCTCGCAATGCAAGAAAAATTACTCAGAATGAATCCCAAGACCTTTACGATGTCGTTCTAGATCATCTGCTCTCCGAGGGATATGCCGACGATGCCCGAAGTGCGGCTGTCATTATGACCCACATGAGCGATGAATGGCTATCTAATATTCTCGGCGAATCTAAATCAGACGATCAATGTGACCAAGAACTAAAAGATATGGGAGTACCAGAAAGCTGGCGCAATGGAGTCAAAAGAACATCAAGGAGAGCCAGAAATCATCAACCGAAACCAACCGAAAGACAACAAAAACTCCAGGATAAACTCAGCAAATATAAAGGCTGATCATAATATACTAACCGAGGGCCACCGAGCCCTCTTTTTATTGCCAATAAATAATAAAAAGATTATGAATTTCCATGGCAGCAGATGTAGTAATAGAAAAGAAAAACGAAGTCTATATTAAACTTCATTGTGAACCACACATTCTTTATGAATTACAGCCGTATTTTACATTTACGTTAGAGTCTGCAAAGTTCATGCCCCAGTTTCGTAAAACTGGATGGAACGGAACAATCACTCTATTATCGGTCGCCACAGGCGAGATTTATGCCGGTCTTCTGGATCGTGTCATTGCCAAGCTAAAGGCCCACGGATACGCCTACGAGTTCAAACAAAACCGCTTCTATGGGTTACCCTTCGAGATCAACCCAGAGGCCTCTTCTGAGGGCACACAGGGCTATCTGGGAGCGATCCTGAAGAACTCTTCCCCGAAGGTGAATCCATATGACTACCAGATCAATGCAATCTACGAATGTCTGAGATTCAATCGCAAAACTGTCATATCACCAACTGCCTCTGGGAAGACACTAATCATCTATGCCCTGGCTCGGTACTATGCCTCAAAGAACATCAAAACGCTGATTATCTTCCCGACGACTTCTCTGATTCATCAGACAATTAAGAACTTCTGTGAATATGGCTGGGAAGCAGAGAAATATTGCCACATGATCTATTCGGGCCAGGAAAAGCAAACCGACATGCCGGTAATACTTTCTACCTGGCAATCACTGACAAAAATGAATAAGTCCTTCTTTGAGGATATTGACTGTGTGATTGGAGATGAGGTTCATCAATACAAGTCAAAGAGTCTGATTGATATTATGAAGAAATGCCATCATGCAAAATATCGTTTTGGCTTTACCGGGACACTTTCCAATGGTGGCAAGGACTCTCAGACGCACGAATTAGTCATTGCCGGGCTATTTGGACCTGTTTATAAGACAATCAATACAAAAGAGATGATTGAGAAGGGTAGGGCATCTCAATTAGATATTGACTGTCTTGTCCTTAAACATAATCCAAAGAGATTTGATACTTATGAAGATGAGATACAGTATTTAATTACTCATGAGAAAAGAAATAAGTTCATTAAGAATCTTGCTCTCGATCTGAAGGGAAATACTCTAATTCTATTTTCACGAGTAGAAAGTCATGGGCAACCAATTTATGACCTAATAAATACTTCTAATCAAAGTGATAGAAAAATATTCTTTGTTCATGGTAAAGTTGATGTTGAAGATCGAGAAAAGGTTCGGGCCATCACAGAAAGAGAAAATAATGCAATCATCGTGGCTAGTTATGGTGTTTTTAGCACTGGCATCTCGATTAATAATTTACACAACATTATCTTTGCCTCACCTAGTAAATCAAGAATCAGAACTCTGCAAAGTATTGGTAGAGTTTTGAGAAAGGGATCGAATAAAGAAAAAGCCAGATTATATGACATTGCAGATGATTGTACATCCAAGAATAAGAAGAACTATACTCTAAATCACTTTATGGAAAGAATTAGAATTTACAATGAAGAACAATTTGATTACGATATTGTACAGATAGACTTTAAGGAATGATGGAAGAAGAATTTTATGCCGTTATTAAATTAGTTAGTGGAGAAGAAATCTTCTCTAAAGTATCGGCCAGTGATGAAAATAATCGTATTATGCTCATACTTTATGAGCCAATTACAATGACCAAGATAAAGACCAATCAAGGTCCGGCATATAGAATGGAACCTTGGATAAAGAATACAACCGAGGATATGTTCATGATCGAACTAAGTTCGGTTATTACTATAGTGGAATCTGTAGATACGGTTATGAATGACCTTTATGATCGGTATTTAAATAAAAAGATCGATATGAATAAAGAAAATGACCAGTATAAGAAGTTATCTAAGTCTATGGGTTATGTTTCAAATGTTAATGATGCACGATCATTACTAGAAAAGATATATAATGAGTCTTAAATGGGGATCCTTCGGATCCCAGTTCCTTCGGAACATATCTGTATGTACTCTTTATATATTAGATACTAGATGACCTTCATCCTCGACAAGGCTGATTATACACGGTTCTGTTCTGGTTGTCAAGCCCTTTCTAGTGAGTATTTTTACTCAATATGCGAAGCTATCTCCCGAAGGGAGATTGATATAGAACACCTCTAATATTATGAGAGTGTATTCTTTACTTATTAGTAACTAATAGATATAGTATGATGTTCATCCTTGACAAGGCTGATTCTACACGGTTCAGCTCGGTCTGTCAACCCCTTGACAAAAAGACAGACATGGTGTATAATGACACCAGGAACAGGAAGGGGATAATCCATGATCACTACGGAAGCAATGAAAAAGAAGAGCCGTCGAGTCCATTATGTCAACAACAGAGATTTTTTCAATGCCCTAGTTGATTATCGACAAAGGGTATATGAGGCCAGAGAAAATGAAGAACCGATTCCTAGGGTTCCGAATTACATTGGAGAATGTCTGCTGAAAATAGCAACCCATGTGTCGTTTAAACCAAATTGGGTCAACTATTCCTATAAAGAAGATATGATCTCGGATAGTATTGAGAATTCAATTCAGTATATTCTGAATTTCAATCCAGAACGATCCTCCAATCCATTTTCATATTTTACTTCTGTTATTGAGAATGCATTTAAGCGAAGAATCCTAAAAGAGAAACGCCAAATGGATATCAAAGAAAGAATTCTAGAACAGGCCGGGTTTGATGAGGTCTTCTTTGATGATGGCTCTGATAATTCTAATTCTTCTGATTATAATTCGATTAAGGATTCTATTTATTCCAGAGGTCGTCTATGAAAATAGCTTGCTTTTCTGATACACACTACAACTTTCGTAAAAATTCTAAACTCTTTCATGATTATTTTAAGACATTTTATGATGACGTGTTCTTTCCTACCCTAGATCAACAAGGAATCAAAACTGTTGTTCATATGGGTGATGTGTTCGATACAAGACAAGGAATTGATTATGCTGCCCTTGCCTGGGCCAAGGATAATGTCTTCAACCAATTTCAGAACAGAAACATTTATCTACATTTGATTGTTGGTAATCATGATAGTTACTACAAAAACACCAATCACATCAATTCCCTAGATCTACTACTTCGTGAATATGATAATGTTACGGTTTATTCGGATCCGACGGAAGTAAGATTTGGCAATCTTGGAGTTCTAATGGTCCCGTGGATCAATATTGAGAGTGAAGAGCATACTATGAACATGATTTCGCAAACTGACTGTCCTGTCGTTATGGGGCATCTAGAACTAAATGGATTCGTGCCACATAAAGGACATGTAATGAATGAAGGTCGGGATCCTTCTCCATTTAATAAATTCCAAAAGGTTTTTTCTGGTCATTATCATACTCGGTCTGATAATGGAAAGATTTTCTACATTGGTAATCCGTATGAGATGATTTTCAGTGACATGAATGACGATCGAGGATTTATTATTTTTGATACCGACACGCTGGATCATGAGTATATCAATAATCCACATCGAATGCATTATTCAATCTATTATGAGGACAATCCCCATTCTCAGCTAAATACAAGTCTTTATGATAACAAAATTCTAAGACTGATCATAAGAAAGAAGAACAACATTGGTAACTTTGATGCTTATTTGGCCAAGTTATATTCTTCAAATATTGCCGAAATCAAGATTATTGAAAGTGGTATTGATGATTATTCCGAGTTTGATGAGTCGCTAGAGTCGGAAGACACAATGACCCTTCTACAAAAATTCATTGATGACGGTTCAGTATCACTGAATAAGGATATTCTCAAAAATATTATCAACGAGATACATAGAGAAGCAATGGAATTGATCTAACATGTTTCTTATTACAATTAAACAGCCAAATCGGGAGCATGGTGCCTACTTTATTACTGATGACAATAAAGATAAGGTTCTATTATTTTTCGTAGAACAAGACGATGCTCTTCGTTATGCAATGCAAATAAATCCAGATGATAAAGAAATAAATGTAGAAGAATATGACGACCAGCTTCTTCTTAGTATGTGTAAAGTCACCGGATATAAGTTTACGGTCGTAACAGAAAACGATATTATTTTCCCTCCACAAGAACTTCAATGATTATATTTGAAAGAGTAAAATTCAGAAACTTTCTTTCCTTTGGTAATCGTCCAGTTGCGATTGATCTAAATCAAAATCAGAATACTTGTATTGTTGGTAAGAATGCTGCTGGTAAGTCGGTTTTTATGGATGCTATTACGTATGCTCTCTTCAATAAGTCATATCGACCGATCAATAAACCACAACTTGTAAACTCCGTTAATGATAAGAATTGTGTGGTCGAGATTGAATTCAAAATTGGTAAGACGAATTGGAAAATTATTCGTGGACAAAAGCCAAATGTGTTTGAAATTCATAAGAACGGGAAAATGCTCAATCAAAATCATTCTGCAATTGAGCAACAGCGATGGCTCGAACAGAATGTACTAAAGATGAATTATAAGTCTTTTACACAGATTGTGATTCTGGGTAATAGCAACTTTACTCCCTTTATGCAATTGACACCTGCTAGCCGAAGGGAAGTCATTGAAGAGCTTCTAGATATTAAGATATTTTCTTCAATGAATGTTGTGATTAAGGATAAGCTAAAGGAAATCAAGGATAATATAAAAATCCTAGAGATTAAGCGATCAACATTATCAGATAAAGTAGATCTTCAGAGAAACTTCATTAAAGGGATTGAAGCCGAAGGAAATAGTGTTATTGAATCAAAGAGACTCAAGATTGATGAACTGAGAAAGGAAATTGGTTCCTTAGAGAGTTTAAATGTCCAGCTGCAGACAGACAATGAGGGCCACCAGAAAGAACTCAAGAAATATTCAACAAGCTCATCGAACTTAAAGAAACTTCGGACTACCAAGGGGAAACTGGAGAATAAGATAGAAACTATCAAACTCCAAATTAAGTT